AATACGGAAGAATTACACCACTACTTGTCAAGGCTATACAAGAACAACAAGAATTAATAGAAACTCAACAAACTATTATTAATGATTTAAAATCAAGAGTAGAAACATTAGAAGGATAAGATGGCAATAACAAAAGTATCAAGAGGTTTATTAAGCACAGGTATCTCAGACAGTTCTGATGCTACTGCGATTACTATTGATAGTAGTGAAAGAGTTCTTTTACAACACACAACATCTATTGCTAATGCTTCCCTTGATGATTTAGAAATAGGTAGTGGTTCAGGTAATGCTGGAATGACTATTTATTCAGGCACAAGTGGGTTTGGTGGTCTTGCTTTTGCTGATGGCAATACAGGTGCAAGTGACCAATATCCCGGCCTTATAGAATTTTCACATAGTGCTAACTCAATGCACTTTTATACTGCAAATACAGAAAGAATGCGAATTGATTCTAATGGTACTGTGCTAGTGGGTAAAACAGCAGAAGGCACAGCAACAGATGGAATTGAATTAAATAGAAATGATGTCATTGTAGCAACAAGAGATGGGGATGCACCTTTAATTCTAAACAGAAGAACAAGTGATGGTGATATTGCACTTTTGAGAAAAGACAACTCAACTGTTGGAAGTATTGGTGCTAATGGTGGCAGACCATATTTAGTTAATAATGTAGATGGTGGTATTCATGTAGCAACTGATGGGTATGGTAGAGCTTTGCTTTTACCAGCTGACCAAACTGGTTCACCAGAAGATAACTTGCATTATCTAGGTAGTTCGTCATATCGTTGGAGAGATATTTACCTTTCAAATGCCGCTTATTTAGGAGGTACAGCAACAGCAAACGCTTTAGATGATTATGAAGAAGGTACTTGGACACCTAGTGTTAATGCAGGTGCAATTAGTGGAACAAGTATTTCTTACTCAGGCACTTATACTAAAATTGGACGTTTGGTTTTTATAAGTTTTGTAGCCACTAATTCAGCTGCCGATATTAATGTTAGTAGTTATGTTCAATTTTCAGGAGTACCTTTTACAATCGCAAACATAGGAACATCATCAGTAATGACAGAAGACCCTGACCAATTTGACAGGCATGGTTTTGCAGAACTTGGTAGTACTTTTTTAACACTTACAAATTCTGGGTCTTCTTCTGGTACTTCAACTTTAAAAGTTGGAATTGTTGGGTCAACATCTTAACCGTAAGGAGGTAAACATGGCAATAACAAAAGAAACAGTAGTAGATAAGATTGAGGTACTTGAGATGGGTCAAGTGCAAGTTAGAACTGCTACCAAGATAGTAGAAGATGGTACAGAACTTAATCGTTCTTTTCATAGGCACGTGGTAGTGCCAAGCACCAAGACAGGTGATACTTGGGGTGACACTGACATATCTGGAGAAGATGCAAGGGTTCAAGCTATCGCTAACGCAACTTGGACTGATGCGGTCAAGACCGCTTATCAGACTATGATTGATTCACAAAGCACACCTTGATATGATTCAGATACTAACTTTAGATAAAGGAGATAAATATGGCAGAAGCTAATATAGATGAAAGAACGTTGAGATTGTTGGATGAAGAAGGCAAAGAGGTTACTTATAAAGTAGCAGAAATGTCTGAAGAAGCCCAAGTAATCTACGCTAAATTAGAAATAATAGGCAAGGATTCGCAAAGTGTAAAAACTAATGCTGAATTTAAACTAGAACAGAACGATATACTGCAAAAGCACTATGTAGAGGCAATCAAACCTCTCTTATCTTCAGAAGAAGAAAAAACTGAGGAAGTAGAGGATGCCAAACCCAAAAAGAAAGCCAACTAGCCCAGACGTAGCTGTAGCCTTAGATTCGCACGAGAAGATCTGTGCGATCCGTTACGAGAACATAGAGAAGCGACTAGAGTCAGGCAGTCAAAGATTTGCCAGGATAGAGGGCATGATCCTTGGGGTCTACGTCCTGATTATCGGCTCCCAAGTCATAACGCAGGTGTTTTAGATGGCAGGCATACAAGTAACCACAGAACCAACCCAAGAACCCCTAACCTTGCAGGAGGTCAAAGATTACCTGCGCATAGAGGACAGTACCGACGAGAGACTAATAAGATCTCTAATAGAGACGGCTAGACGATTTGCCGAGGAACACATGGGAAGATCCCTAATGTCGCAAACCCTAACTCAGTTCATAGATGGCTACGACGAGATGCACGACCCGCTCTTTGAGGGCTTTAGGACTGGCCCTTTCCTGACCTACTACAAGAATTACATTACACTAGCAAGACCGCCTGTAACCTCGGTCACCTCGGTCAGTACGTTTGATGATGCCGATACCGAGACTACCTTCGCTAGTTCCAAATACTATCTAGACAACGTCAGAGAGCCATCAAGGATCATGCTCAGAAACGGCGAGAACTTTCCAACTGCCCTAAGGGTGGCCAATGCCATAAAGATAGTCTTTGTCTCTGGATACGCAAACGCTTACGCAGTGCCAGAACCGATCAAACTGGGGATGCTACAACACATCGCACACTTATACGAACACCGAGGGGATATGTACGAGTCGCAAGGCTATCCACCCTCGTTGATGAAGCTCTATCAACCCTACACGGTTCTTAAGGGACTGTACTCTAGCACTCTGCTCTCGGTTGGATGATAGGTAAGATGCGACATCAAGTACTGTTGCAACAACCCACCAATACGACAGATGCGGGAGGAGGAGCAGTCAAGACTTGGTCTACGGTAGATACCATGTTCGCTTCCATAAAGCCCGTTTCAGGCTCGGAGAAGTACAGGCAGGGTAAAGTCCAAGAACTAGAAACACACCACATCACGGTACGCTATCGCACTGGTATAGGCACAAACTACAGGGTGCAGTACCAGAGCCGTAACTTCAACATTAAACACATCAGAAACATAGAGGAACGCAACCGATATTTGCTTTTGATTTGTAATGAGGGAGAGGCAAATTGAATATTAAGTTTTCTTTTAAGAACCTTAAGGGTTTCAACAACAAGCTCAAGAAAAGACTAGGACAGGACGCACTGCGTCAGGTCAGGAGCAACGTCACAAGGGGAACAGTCATTGTAAGAAACTATGCTTTAGAGAATATCCAGAGAGGCGCGAAGTCAGGGGTGACATACGAACTCTATGACCCCAGAAGAACCCATACATCTTCTGCCCCTGGTCAGTTCCCTGCTTCTGATACAGGTTTTTTAGCTTCCCAGATATCTACTAACGTCAAGACCCAAGGCAAACAGGTCATAGGCCAGATTATAAGTTCCGCGCCTTACTCAAAGCATCTTGAGTTCGGTACTACAAAGATGGCGGCAAGACCTTTCATGCAACCAAGTCTAGAAAAAAACGCTAGAAAAATAAAAGATATATTCAAGAAAGGAGGGTATGTAGATTGAGTATCGGGCAATTTGCTTTACAAAGCACTATCTATTCCACTCTTAATAATGATAGCAACCTAACCTCTACGCTTGGTGCAGGAGTCTATGATGAGGTGATAGAAGGATCTAGCTACCCATTCGTGGCCATTGGAGAAGAGACTGCGGTAGATTATGGCACTAAGGATGTAGACGGAGGCGAGTTTACCGTAAACGTCCATGTTTGGTCGCAGTACACAGGAGCCAAAGAGACGAAAAATATAATGGACAGAATTCACGATTTATTGCATGATAGTAGCTTAAGTGTTACGGGATTCAATCTTGTTAATTTAAGATTTGAGTTTAGTGATATACTTAGGGATCCAGACGGAGTAACAAGACACGGTGTTATGAGATTTCGTGCAATAATTTTAGGAACTTCATAAAAGGAGATAAATTATGGCAGCACAAAAAGGTTCAGCAGTTCTAATCAAGGCTACTGTTAGTGGAAGCAAGGTCACTGTTGGCGGATTACGTTCTTCGTCTATTACTTTGAACGACGAGATGGTAGATATTACCAACAAGGACTCATCTAATAAAAGAACGCTATTACCGCAAGGTGGAATACAATCATTGACTATCAGTGGTTCTGGTGTCTTTACGGATTCTACCTCAGAGCAACAATTAAGAACCTCAGTTGGGGAATCAGTATTCAATACTTACGATTTTGTAATTCCTGATCTAGGAACTTATACAGGGAGCTTTCAAGTAACTTCCCTAGAGTTTGCAGGAGAATACAACGGCGAGGCGACTTACTCGGTAACTTTAGAGTCAAGTGGCGCAGTAACATTCTCAGCCGCATAAGCATGAAAACAGTTGAGATTAAAAAAGGTAAGGACACAATCCAAGGCACTTTCTACAAAGGTGTCTTGTCCGTGCCTAACGTACTAGGAGACTCGGTCTCGGAAATCGCCTTTGAGGGCAAGACCTACAAGGTCACAGACTCTATGGTAGATGAGCGAGACGATCTTATATATTTAACATTAGAGCTTCCAAAAGGAAGTTCAGGAGAAAAGTCAAATGACGAATCCGTTAAGGGGTGAAGTAAACATAGAGCTAGGATCGGAAACCTACAAGGCAAGATTAAACATTGACGCTTTGGTAAGAATAGAGACCGAACTAGATCAAGGCATACTTAAACTTGCCACCCGTATTGCACAAGCCGACGTGCGCATCTCAGAACTTATTACAGTATTAAAAGCCGCACTAAGGGGCGGGGGTAATGACCTACAGGAAAAAGACGTAGGCAAGATCATTACCGATATCGGAATTGTACAAGCAAGCACAGAGGTTGCTAAACTTCTGGCTACTACCTTAAGCGACCCAGAGGAACGGGAAGAAAAGGTGGGAAAGCCCGAAGAACAGATCTAGCTGACGAGATCAGTTGGGTACGTTATATGCAAATTTGCATTGGCACGATACAAATGAGGCCAGATGATTTTTGGAATCTTTCGCCAGTGGAAATGTATAGCGTTATAAAAGGCTTCAAACAATTCCACACAACCGAAAAAGAATCCATGTCAAGAGGCGAACTTGAAGAGTTAATGGAGTTACACCCAGACTAATGGCAACTACAGTAGACCAGTTAATAGTAGAGATTAAGGCAGACACTAAGGATCTGCAGAGGCAACTCAAGAATATTGAGGGCAGAATCGGTGGCGCAGGTAATAAAGGACGAACTGCCTTTGTGCCTATGATCGGCAGTCTTAAAAGTATGTTACCTCTGCTCGCTTCGGTAGGTGCAGGAATAGCAGGTATCTCTGCAGTCTCAGGCATAGCTAGAGTCGGCTCGGAATTTGAGGACATGCGCGATTCCTTGAACCAAGTATTCGGTAGTGTTCAACGGGGTAATGCGGCTTTTAATAATATCCTGACCTTTGCGCAGACTACCCCTTTCCAGATAGAGGATGTAACCAGAGCTTTTATATCCCTTAAAGGAGCGGGTATAGAGCCAAATATGGGTATGCTTCAAACTTTTGCCGATACAGCTTCTACCTCTATAGATCAATTAGGAGCATTCAATGCCATGGTTAGACTGGTACAGAGATCAGCTGCAGGTGGTTTAGGTCTTGAGGAGATTAATCAATTAGATGATAGAGGAATACCTGCAACTAAGATTCTAACGGATGCTTTAGGTGTAACAAGGTTAGAGCTAAGTAAATTTGGTCAAACAGCAGAAGGAGCCGCAGATATGGTTCAAAAACTTATAGCAGGTATGCAAGAACAGTTTGGTGGAGCAATGGTTAACAAAATGGATAACCTATCTACTAAGACTTCTAACATGACTATTGCTTTTAAGGAATTGCAGAATTCAGTTTTTGAAGGCGGTTTAGGAGAATTTTTAGGAGATATAGCAGATAAACTTGGTGCATTAGCAACAAATGCTGCACGAACTGTTAGGGCGATTACAGGCAATGAAACTGCCTTTGATTTTACAGGTACGATGGATCCTTCGGAACAATTAGATAGACTCGCAAAACTAACAGATGATACGCAAAAAAGAATTGAATCAAGAATTGCAGAGGGAAAAGTAAGGGGAGGAGGGAGTCAGCAGCAACAACAAGACAGAGAACTTTTAAAAACCTTAGAATTTATGACTATAGATGCAGAAGATGCTTTATTTGATGAGGCTTTAAAGCAAGGTTTAGACGATACAAAAGTAAAAACAACAGAATTATCTAAAGCTATGGGGGAACTAGACAATGTCGTCAAAGAAGCTGCACAAACTTTGTCTAGAGAGTTTGCCGATGCTCTTCTAGAAGGAGAAAGTTTACTAAGTAGCTTCGGTAACTTCGCTAAGAGTATAGTCTCCGAAATTATAGCAACCTTTCTAAGACTAGCCGTAGTAGAACCTATTTTGAAAAGTATTTTCCCAAATTTAGGCACAAGTACAGGAACACCAACAGTAGAAGGGGCAGGGGGTGGCTTAGCGACTCACGGTAGACCTATGCTAGTAGGAGAGCGTGGTCCAGAGCTATTTGTCCCTCATGCACCTGGCAATATAGTCAATGGCGCAGATACTCGTTCTGCCTTAGGTGGAGGAGGCGGAGTAGTAGTAAACCAGAATATAAGTTTTGCTACAGGCGTAGTTCCTACTGTCAGGGCAGAGGTAACGAAGATGTTGCCACAGATAGCAGACGTTTCTAAAGCCGCGGTCTTGGATGCCTCGCTTAGAGGTGGCTCG